TTACAAATGTATTCAATTAAGTTGTCGTTCCAACGCGCTTCCGAAAGTTTTTGATGTTTCTCGATGTTCGCGCTTATCTCGTTGTGCGTTAGGTTGTAAGCCGATGCGCTCGAAGAAACACAAACAAAGTTACTTTTCTTTTGGTGGCTTTGGTAGTTCTTTCCAATGCGTTGTAATAAGGTGCTTGAATACTCGTTCAAGTTTGTCAATTCTAAAGGAGCAATACGCATCCCAATCCAATGTTCCATTTCTCTTATCGCCCCAATAATTTTGGGCGACGATAATAGCTTCTTGAATTTCATTGATATCTTCGGGAAAGAGAAGTGGTGTTTTGCATTTGTTTTCATTGTTCATTTGATTTATTGGTTTTAGATTAAATTTCTTTGGATTCAAGGACTGTTTCTTTAGGTGTAAAGCATACCGCTTTGTCAAATTCTTCTTTAGCTTGTTCGTAAGTTCTGAACTTACCAACGTATTCGTTTTCGATTTTAAGCCAGTACACGGTCTCGTTGTACTTTTGTTCTTCAATTAGTTCTACTTTCATTTTGTTGTGTGATTTGGTTGTTGTTCTAATTGTCTTGTTTGTTCGTCAATCGTTCCTGCGATTAACATTCCTGCGAATAGCATCGCGATAAAGAGTAGTGTTTTTTTCATTTGCTTATTTTGGTTTAGTTAATGTGCGTTGTTGAGCCGCACCCCTCATTTGATTAAATTCCTGTATGATAATTTTCGCATAATCCGATTTCGCGCTTAATAGCGTCGGGGCTATCTTGACAAGGATCGTATTGATTATAATCTTCAATAGTGTTAAACTTGAAACACTCGATGCTGTAACCATCTTTACGCTCCCAAATTTCATACACCCCAACACATTGCTCGCCCTCTTCCCTGCTCCACGCATAACACGCGATAGTTTTTTTAGGCTGCATACTGGTATGACCGTCATTCCAACCGCTTAAATCTCTTTTAAAAGGAAGTTCTTTGATAGAACGACCTGCATAGGTAGCCCATAATTTAAGAAATTCGTCAATTCTTACAGAAAGTCCGCTAAAGGTTACTGTGCTTTCAATTTTTGTTCTCATCGTTGTTTTGTTTTTGTTTATCTTTGGTGTTGTTGTTAATTGTTTGACAAATATATGCTAAACTTTTGACATACGCAAGAAAAAAATAAAAATAAATTGAAAATAATTTCTAACTGATTGAAAATGAACGTGAAAACTTTTAAGAAAACTTATAAAAAAAGTGTTGTAAAGCGTAAAGCAACGCCTGAATCCGAATCAAACCAACAAGAAATTGTAATTAAGTACCTTCGTTTAGCATATCCAACCGCGTTGTATTGCGCTTCGGCAGGTGGAATGAGGACAAGTTACTTACAAGCAATCAAAATGAAGCGCACAGGCTACGTTAAAGGGTTTCCCGACCTCTTTATTTACGAACCGAATCAAGACTATCACGGTCTTGCTATTGAGATGAAGAAAGAGAAAGGTGGTGTTGCGTCGCCAGAACAAAAGTCATGGCAGGAACAATTAAGAAACAGGGGGTATGCGTCTTATATTTGTAAGGGAAACGAAGAAGCAATTAAAGTAATAGATGAATACTTCACGACTTGACACTTGAACACTACATAGACGGTAGGTACAAACACTTTAAAGAGTTAGCGTACAACATCGCTCGTAAAGAACCTTTCTACGAGGATCTCTTGCACGACTCTTTGCTTTCTATGTTTGGTTCAAAGCACATCGAAAACTTAATTGACACGGGCGACTTTGAATTTTATTTAATTCGTGTAATGTATTTGTCGGTTAACAGTCCAACGTCGCCATTCTACAAACAAACGATAGCCTGGAACAGAAACCGCCGCGACTTCAAAGATTACGCGCACGAAGTTGACAAGACTTGGTTAGGCGCACGAATGACAAACGAACAGTTAGATATTCTAATCAGTCGGTTGAGCGAGTTCGAGCGTTTGATATTTCAAGAATACATATTAGAAGACTTCACCTATCGTGCGTTATCGAAAGAAACAGGAATACCAATGCCATTCTTGTATCGCACTATTGATTCAATTAAACAAAAAATACGAGCCAATGTTATTCGTAAAACACAATGAGTACAAAAGACGTTTGGATATATGCCGAACGTGTAAATTCTTCGAAGCATCAACGCAGTCGTGCGGACCGCTAATTGTCGGAGCAGACGAAGAAATAGAAGTTAAGTTCAAACGCAAGTCGATAAAACTTTGCGGTTGCGTTATGCCAGTCAAGGCAAAACTCGCTTTCGCTTCTTGCCCTGCGAGTAAGTGGGAAGGTGTTCTTTCAATGGACGAACAGATAGAGTTCAAACGCTTCTTGTTAGACGCGCAAAAGAAGGGCAGGATTGACGCGATAGACCTATCAAAGTTCTATCAGTTCAAAGACAAAGCAACAGGCGCGTTTAACGAGCGTTCAACCTGTCCGCCTTGCGTGAAGAAAGACATTAATACGTTTCTTGAATCAATGAAGGATGTTGAAATAGGTGAATAACTTATCGTTGTAACAATTGACATTCAAAGTATATTTGTATAGTCAAGCGTTTTTGGTATTGCCCCCTTTTGTTTTCGCTTGACGGCTAAAAACAATTGGGGGTATATTTTTTATCGTCGGGAGTATTGAACGGCAGGGTAAAAGATGAATAAGGGCAACTGTGGGATTGTGTTATTAGCCCAATGGTATGACAAAGGAATAAGCCATACGACACACGGAGAGGCAATTCTTCGAAAGATAGATTCCAGACTCAAGGACATTGCTGTTCACTTGAGGACACGACAGCGAGAGACTCATTCGACGGAGTAATTATCGCAAAGTGAGAGTCCAACACATTAAGAAATTAGTGTGCTTGGATACTTCTATCTCTCACTTAGCTCAAGATCTATTCTCGGGAGTAATTAATATACCAAGTGTTTTTTGAATTTAAGAAGTAACAAGATGAACAAAGTAAGTAACAAAGCAAAGAGGGAACTATTCGGTCAAATGTTAGATAAGTACAAAGAAAACAATGTCATGTCGTGGACTAACTTTCAGAACGCTCACTTTCGCGTTTTCACACCTGACAAGACAATTGATTTCTACATTAACAGTTTACGTTGGCACGACATCAATAAGAACCTTAGAGGCGACTTAACAAGTTTAGAAGACTTTGAAACACACTTACAATATGACAGCACAAGAAAAAGCAGTTGAATTGTTTAATAAATTTGGACGTGATGCTTCAAACAAAGTAGATGGCATGTTAAAAAATATGTCTTTTACCTTTGGGTTTATAGGTTATTCAAGTTATGTATATTGGAAAGAAGTTAAACAAGAAATAGAAAAGCTATGAAACAAACAGCAGTTGAATGGTTGGAAGAGCAAATAAAAGATATTTTTTATGTTGCTGAAGCATCTGAAATGACTAAAAAGTTCAAAAGTGTTTATGAACAAGCGAAGCAAATGGAGAAAGAGGATATGGAAAGTGCTTATTTCTGTGGCTCTTGCGATAGAATGAATGATGAAGGTAGTTTTGAACAACACTATAAAGAAACTTACGGAGGAACGGAATGATAATAATTCCCGCTCAACTCGAAGCAGTAACAACACGAAAGGACAAGACACTCAAACTAACCTTTGGAACTAATGAACTTTCACCTGCTCAAGCGTCCGAACTATTCACTATCGCAAATCAATTCGGTTATCTTGCTTTCAAAGACGAAGACTTCAAACGCGAAGAACTGGATGCAGTTGAAAGTCTTAAGTCAGAGTTAGAAGATACGTTAAAGAAGCCTTCACAGCGTTTACGTGGTGTTCTCTTTCGACTATTCGAACAAGACAACGACGGGTTCAAAACATTCTCGAAATACTACGATTCGAAGATGGAACAACTTATTAACCATTACAAAGGAAAATTAGGGTAATTGTTACCTTCGAAAAGAAAACGAGAGTAGTTTTTATATTTATAAATTATGAGCAAGGAAGAAAACAAACCACAAAACGCAACACTAAAAAAGACTGCTATGCTAAAGGCATTGGAATCTACTTTGGGTGTCGTAACGTCAGCGTGTGAGATTGTCGGAATAGATAGGACAACGCACTATCGTTGGTTGCAAGAAGACGAAGACTACAAAGCAAAGGTTGAATCGTTATCTGACCTTGCCGTTGACTTCGCAGAAAGTCAGTTGTTTGAATTGATTAAGGGAGCGCACCGCGAGGTGTCAACACCAGACGGTGAAGTAATCCGCATTCAAGACGCTCCAAACACAAGCGCGACAATCTTCTATTTGAAGACACGCGGAAAGAAACGAGGGTACGTTGAACGAACTGAATTAGCAGGTGTGAACGATGCGCCAATTCAAATAATAATCAATGACAAATTATAACAACCAATTCGACAAATTACCGAATGAGTACTGCTACATTGACATTTGACCTTTCCGACGGCGACGATCGTTTTGAGTTCAACCGAATGACAAAGGCTCTCGATATGGCTATGGCTCTTTGGGAAATCGATATGAACGGATACAGAAAGTTTACGAAGTACAACGAAAGGCAAGAAGAAGCGTATCAAGAAGGAATCGAAGAAGTATTTAAATACATTCGTGAACTACTTGACGAACATCAAATTAACGTCGAAGATTTAATCGTTTAAATATGGCAGACATCACAAAATGTAAAGGTATTAACTGCGAACAGCGTGGAACGTGTTACCGGTATCTCGCAACCGCGAACCCCTATCGGCAAAGTTACTTCAGCGAAACGCCTGTATCGAAGGACGGAACGTGTGACAAATATGTACTTTGGTTGGGCGCAAGTGAATGGACAGGACAGATAAGAGAGGAATGAACGACGCGTTAGACTGGATGTTCGAACAACTGTGGAACACACCAAAAGACAAATTCGAGTGGAACGCTATCTTGAACAAGGCAAAGGAAATGTGTCACAATAATTCAGAAAACTGTGACATATTATAATGTGATTATGTCGCAAGTATAGTAGATTTTTGCGACAAAGAACGAACAACTAAACGTATAATAAGGAATAACAAATAAAAAATAATATGATTGGCAACTTGATTAAAACACAAAGCGGAGTTTATGCGTTTAACCATAACTTCCCAAAGCATTGCAAGGCAGAAGATTTTACAATTGTAAATACTTCAATTGAAGACCTTGACGCAATGTACAACGAAGAAAAGAATTGTTTTGTTGAAGCGGTTAATTGCAGTACCGAAACTTCAAGGTGCGTTGAAATTGTAGCAAAGTCAACCGAACAAGAATACATTGAATATCACAAACGATAATGAGCGAAAACAAATTAAACTTTCTCAAATCACAAATCACCGCCTTTAACCCAACGTGGACGAAGGAACAGGTTGAAATGGAAGCAATCAGAATTTACAACGAAGCAAACACTATCGACGACGACGAAGAAGGGTGTTTGTATTGTGGGTCATAAATAATAGTACCTACTACGCTACCCATAAGAACAGCGTCCCAGAGTAGGGCATTTATTGTACCTTCACTTCGAAAGAAG